TGTTACACTGATCACAAATGCTATCACAGCTAGAGCAGCAGCGGTCACAGCACCTCAGATAGCAGCTGCCATAGCCAGTGTACCAGCAAGACGTAGTCCTAGCAATCTAATCAACGTGGCCACCGGACGGTATCGCGAAACATTGCCAATTATTGTGCCAGAACAAACCTGTATACAAGGCGACGAACTACGTTCGACTAATACAGGACCTGCAGGTAGTCAGACTAATAGATCTGACGCAGGCTACAGCATAGGTGCATTAACTAGATTACAAACAGTGGTTGATCAAATTGTACGAGGAGCTAACGTTACAGAAAGCTCAGGCAATACGGCAGTTCAAAGCGCATCATTCCCATATGCCAGCACCGACGAAGCAGCAGATGCAGCACAGTTGGTTAGAGTCATGCAACATCAGATTGATTTCAAGATCAGTTCTACATTCATGGAGAGTTCCGCAGATCCTACAGGATACAACACAGCATTCTTAACAGGATTTGGTGATGCAAGAACATTGCTACGTGAAAACAAAGAATTTATCAAAGAAGAAGTCACTGCATTTTTAACAGTGAATTTTCCTACTGTGTTATACAGCAGAACCAAATGCAAACGTGATGTGGCATTTATTGTTGATGCCATGGGCTATGACTTAACCTATGGCGGAACATGGGCCACACTAGTAGCTGGAACAGCCTACTTTGACGGTGATAACAGCACAACATTACAGATTGACAGCACAGAAATCGCAGCCACTGTGGCTGCTTATGGAAGAGTAAAGACTGTGGTACAACAGATTATTGCCAACACCACAGTGACCAAATCCACAGGTAACGCAGCAACTCAATGGACCGACAGTACTAATTTAACAGGCGGAGCAGCTGCCAACGCCACAGTAGGTGCATTGGTAGACATTATTACCAATATCATACAAGGTGATTCCACTGAGGCCACAACACCGCAGATCACAGTTACTACCATAGCCACATCAAATACTTTAACCAGCAACAGTCATGGATTAAGTGTAGGTGATGCAGTGATACCAAGACGCACGGCTAACGGATTAGTCAACGGTGTGAAATATTGGGTAGTAGGTACAGTAACTACCAATGCATTCCAGCTTGCAGCTACATACGGCGGCACAGTATTAGCTTCATTTACTAACGGTGCTGGATTAGACATTGATTTAGAAACCATAGATTACCCAACTGCTACCAACGCTGTGACATCAACCACTGCGTTGATTACAGCAGCAACAACATTAGATGCTGCTCAAGAAACCATTGTTCAAAATGTTGTAGACGATCTAAATGCAGTAGCATGGCACACTGACTTTGTGGTAGATGAAACTTCATTGACCTCAACAGATTTTAGAATTTATGTTGGTAAACATACTCTAGCACATACCTATGTCAGCGGCGGAACAGTAACCAAAGCCAGCGGATCAACACTGGCAGTTAGTAACTTTGTCTATAACAACTCTACAGGATATGCGGTAGTAACTACTGCAACACACGGACTGGCAGCAGGTGACATAGTCAACATAACAGCCATTACTGTATCTTGCTTATCATCAGGCGGCGGCGCCGTTAATGCAATATTTCCAAATGCCTACAAAACTGACGGAGTTACCCCTAAGATTCGATATCTCCAAACCAAGTGTGTTAGAGATACTCGATTGATACTAGAAGCTGTGATGTTTGACTTTATGTTCAACAGCAACTTCAAAACTAGAGAAGCAGCATACTCATATCTAAGGTCTTCAGCAGCAGATGTGTTTGTTGGTAATCAAAAAACCATTACTAGAGACGCACTAACTAACGCCAAGACCGAAGCACTGGCCAACGTAGGCGGCAATGCAACTGCACAGGCTCGTATTGAAACACTAATGACCATGGTAGATGATATTGTCTACGGTGCTACCAATGAAGGAAGTCGTTGTGCCACAGGCAACAGAATGGTTGATTATGCTGTGCTGCAATTAGAGCGCAACAGATCATACATAGTATCAGAAATCGATGCTTATATTGATTCAACCTACACCACTACAGTTTCTGCCGCTGCAGGAACAACTGACTTGTTCACTTGCACATCAACTGCATGGATGCGTAGAAATGCTGCCATTAGATTCTCAGGTACCACATTTGGTGATGTTAATACAACCACTACTTATTATGTGCAAAATGTGGTTAGTTCGACCACCTTTAAGATTGCTACAACTAGAGATTCAAATACAGCGTTTAATGTTATTACTAGCGGCAGTGGATCAATGACAGTGGCTCTGTACTACAGCAGTGAAGCCTGTCTGAGAGATGTTAACACTTATATTGATGCATTGAAATACGATTTGAAATATCCAGGCAACTACAAATCAAGATTTGCAGCCAGATACTATGCGAACAGCGTGATGGGCAGCTTGGAAGAAGACATGTACTATCTCAGAGATGCCACAGGTCTAAGAGACCAAACCATGGAAGGTCTAACAGGCGACCTATTGGCTGTAAATGAATTTGGTACATCGCGAGTGTCTGCAGGAGCATACGCATCCCTAGATCCAGGCTGGGGCCCAGAAGATTATCGTACATGGATTATCACACGTTCGCCATATGTGCAGGGACTAACTACATTAGGTACCGCGGCAGTAGGTCAAAAGATTGACGGTGCATTGCACAATGGAGGTAATGATTCAATTGTTTCCAACGACTTTACACAGGTAATATCGGACGGTATCGGAGCATGGATTACTAACAACGGTCGTGCTGAATTGGTATCTGTGTTCTCGTATTATGCACATATTGCATACCTAGCAGAAAATGGTGGACGTATTAGAGCTACCAACGGTAATAACTCATACGGCGATTTTGGTTCTGTTGCAGAAGGATTTGACGCAACTGAAATTCCAGTAACAGGCATTGTGGACAACAGACTAGGGTTTGAAGCAGTGATTGATCGTGTTATCACTGACGGATCTGCTCTTCTGCAAATAGAATTTCAAAATGCAGGTATAGATTACACAGAAGTCAGCTATACACTCACAGGCGGCGGCAGCGGCCAAGTTGTTGAAACTAACGAATTCCGCGACGATGCTGTATTTGAAGTTCGTATGTTAGATTTGATAGATGACAGCACCGAAGCTCCTGAAGCAGAAGGTAACTTTGGAGGATTTGGATATATCACAAACTCCAATACTGCACAAAGCGGCACTTCTACATCAGTCACTATCGCTGCCACAGACGGTGAATCTAGCACTGCTTACATAGGTATGAAGATTGTGTTAACAGGTGGAGCAGGTGTAGGACAGTTTGGTATTATCAACACATATAATTCGGGTACTAAAGTAGCTGGATTAATTAAAGAATCAGACGGCACAGCAGGTTTTGATCATCTAGTTGCTGGTACAACTATTGTTTCTCCAGATGCTTCTACTACATATATCATTGAGCCAAGAGTAACGTTCTCTGCGCCTGGATACACATCTACAGCAGCCACACTGCCAACCAGCGGAGCATGGAGAGCTGTAAAATACGGTGAAACTGCTGCGGTATATACCACACTGACAGGCACCTACACAGGTGCAGGTGTTGGTGCAACATTCACAGTGATACGCAATGGATGGAAATATACACCTTCTCTACAGGCTGCAGGTACAGGTTATGCTAGATTACAGACCATAACAATTTTAGGTACTAGCCTAGGCGGAGCCACAACTACTAATGATTTAGTAATCACAATCACCGCAGTAAATTCTACCACAGGTGCTATCTTAGATTTTGATCACAGTGGTTATGGAATTGGCGGCAGATATGTGGCTCTTAGAAGCGGTAGCACTACAGGTGCAACGTCCGAAGACGGAGTTTCATGGACCACCCAGGGTAGCTTGATGCCCAGTGCTGCAAACTGGTCTGCAATGGCTGCAGGTTTATTTGACGACGGATCTACTGTGGGCAAGGTCAGCAAATTTGTGGCAGTGGCCGGAACTAGTGCCAACACCACAGGTGCATACAGTGACAACGGCACAGTATGGACAGCAACCAGCATGGTAACTTCTGCTACATGGGTTGATGTGGCATTTGGTGCCTCAAAATTTGTAGCTGTCAGCAGTGATGTAACCACAGTGAGAATCAGCAACGACGGAGAAAACTGGGATCAAACTGGTACATTAACCACCACAGGATTCACAGCCATTGCCTACGGTAAAAACAGATTTGTCGCAATTAAGAGCGGTACTAATGTGACCAATCATGCTACGTCGACCACAGTCACAGGCACATGGACTGCAGGAACATTGCCAAGTTCATCAAACTGGAACAGTATTGCTTATGGTAATAACAGATTCGTTGCTGTATCAAACACCAGTGGTACTATAGCTGCCTACAGCCTAGACGGTATTACTTGGGCTGCCAGCACATTACCTGCAACAGCATCGTGGACCAAAGTCACATACGGCCAAGGATTATTCCTTGCGGTGAGTACAACCACAGCAGCAGCAACTTCACCAGATGGTATCACTTGGACTGTGAGAGCTACTAGCACAGCAGCCAACGGATTCTCAGCAGTGACATTTGGTAACAGAGATAGATACGGATTGTTTGTGGGAGTTGGTGGAAGTTCCGGCGATGTAGCCACATACATCAGAACAGGTGCTACAGCTAGAGGGCGTGCCAAAGTGGCTGCTAACAAACTGTTCCAGGTCAATATTACAGAACCTGGGTCAGGCTACACCACTGTGCCTACAATCACATTCACTGATCCTAACAACACATTTGAATCTCCTGTGACAGTGAGAAAGAACAGTGGCGTATTGGCCAATCCTAGCTTTGTAAACAGAGGAACCCAGTTTGTCACAGGCAGCGGAGAAGTAGACACAGGTGATGGTTATTCAGATCTGTTCCAAACTGGCACGTTTGTGGCCAGTCGCAGACTGCTTGAAAGACCAACACCGGGTTCAAACGTGGTGTTCGATCATCTACCTAACAGAGTGTTTAAGTTGGTTAACGTGATAACTTTCCTTGGAGAGAATGACGGATCTTACACAGCGTTCCTACAGATCAGTCCTGCGCTAACTATATCGGAAGCTCCACCCGACGGTGAAGATATCACCATGCGACTGAAATACAGTCAAGTTCGACTCACAGGTCATGACTTCTTGGACATTGGTACAGGTAATTTCACTGACACCAACTATCCAGGACTGCCATTTCAATCAGCAATTCCTGCAAATGAAACTGTAGAACAAGGTGGTGGTCGAGTGTTCTTTACTTCAACTGACCAAGACGGTAACTTCCGAGTTGGTGACTTGTTTGCCATTGAACAAAGCACTGGTATTGCGACATTGAATGCAGATGCGTTTAATATTTCAGGATTGCAAGAACTTAACTTGGGTAACGTTACACTAGGTGGAGGATCAGCTACAATCACTGAATTCTCAACCGATCCGTTCTTTACCGCTGATTCGGACAATATTGTACCTACGCAACGAGCTATCAAGGCATTTATTGCTGGGCAGATCGGCGGCGGCGGAGCCAGCTTGAACGTTAACTCCGTGACAGCAGGTAGTATTTTTATCAGCTCAAACGTGATAACCACTGTGACAGCAGGACCAATCAAGATGAATGCTACCTTTGAATTCAGAGGCGGGGTAATTGGCCTTCCTTTAGCACTCAACTACTTTTTAATATAAATATATACATGGAGAATAAATTATGCCAACAGGAAGACTAGGAGCAGCGGATTTACTAGCTGCTACACAAACTACAATATACAGCCCATCTGAAAACACGTTTTCAGTGGTAACGGTAAGTATTGCCAACAGAAATGCAACAAACATAACTATAAGATTAGCTATTCAAGCCGTGGTAACACTGGCCAATGCAGATTATATAGAATACGATGTTACAGTAGGACCAAATGGTGTTTTAGAAAGAACTGGATTAGTACTAACTTATCCACAATTTATATCAGTACGTTCTAGTGCTGCTAACGTGTCTGCTGTGGTCTATGGCATCGAAACAAGTACAGCATAAGAGGAAAATACTATGGGTCGTCACACAAGAGTTGGTATCCAACCAACAACTGAAGAATTTCAAGTCGTAGGTACGGGTAGTACAGCTCTCCGGCCGACACTGCTTGCAGATCAAAAAGGTTTTCAATATTTCAATACTGACGTTAATCAATTAGAAATTTGGAACGGACAATATTGGTTTGTGGTAGGCGAATATCCAAACGTTGCTATCAGCACAACTCAGACCTTGGGTTCAAATCATGCATATTGGGTAAATACCACAGGCGGTGCAGTGACTCTATCTTTGCCTTCAACAGCAAGACAGGGTGATTACATAAAAATCACTGATAGTCATGGTCAATTTGGTACCAATGCCTGCACAATTAACAACAACGGTAATCCGATCATGCGAGTCAATGATACCATGGTAATAAATACCCCAGGTGCTTCAGTAGCACTGGTGTTTTTCGACTCAACTCGAGGTTGGTTATTGGAAGCAATTTAAACTATGCCATTTAATTATCAAACACTAAAAAACTATACCACACAATCAGTGGTAGATGCATCTATCGCAGCAGATAGGATTGCTTCTACTACAATTGCTGCTGATAGATTAGAACTTGGAAGTGTGATTGAGAGTAAATTAGCAGCATCAGCTGTGGCTCTTGGCAGTGCTACAGTCACAGGAACATTGCCAGTATCCAAAGGCGGCCTTGCAATTACATCATTCTCGGGTGCGAATCGAGCAATTCAAAGCAACGGATCTGCATTAAGCCAAGAACTACACGGGATAGCAAGTATAAACGTTTATACAGGTAATTCAACCTGGACTCGTCCAACTGGTGTGAAATACATAAAAATTCAAGTAAGTGGCGCAGGCGGTGGCGGTGGTGGCCACGGAGAAGGTGGCGCAGCAGGTGGATATGCCGAACTGTTTTTAAATGTCACGGGAATATCTAGTGTAGGCGTGACCATCGGTGGTGGCGGTGGTGGTACATACTATTCTGGTGCAGCTGGCAATGGCAACTCTTCTAGTTTTGGTCCTTACGTTTCAGCAGGTGGTGGCCATGGAGCCAATAGACAAAATCAACACTCGGGCGGCGTTAGTGGAGCCGGCTCTGGCGGAAACTTGAACATTCACACAGGCGGCGGATATAGTCATCACGCAAGAGACGCTTCGTCTGTAGCTGAGAGCTTTTTTGGTGGAGGCACAGCCAGTAATTATCCCAACGGTGGACAATTTGGCCACAATCACAACGGACACTCTGCTCTAGGTGCCGGTGGAGGCGGTGCACACTTTCACAGCTATAGAGGAACAGATGGCAGACCAGGTATAATTATTGTAACTAACTTCTATTAAGAGACATCAATGCCATTTAATTATCAAACTTTAAAAAATCTCAGCACTAGTTCTTTTGTGGCCAATACAATAACAGGCGGAGATTTGTCTGCAAATGCAGTGACCACTACAAACTTACAAAATAGTGTAATTACCAGTCAAGAATTAGCCACAGGTGCTGTTAATTTGGCAGGAGCAAAGGTAACAGGAACTATTGGCACAGCCAGCGGCGGTACAGGCCTTACAGCATTTGCTGGTGCCAACTTGATGCTGGGTGTAAATAGTTCCAACAACGGATTGACATTTAGAAATTCTGGAATCAGAAGCATGCAGGTGTTCACAAGTAATACTACCTGGACTCGTCCAACCGATGTACGTTTTATACATGTGATACTAGTAGGTGCCGGTGGCGGTGGCAGCGGCCACGGAGAAAGTGGAGCAGCTGGCGGCTACTCCGAAAGAGTTATCGATGTCACCGGTACATCTAGTGTGAGCGTGACTGTTGGCGGCGGCGGTGGCGGTACATACTATTCTAGTGCAGGTGGAAACGGAAACACAACCAGTTTTGGTGGCTTTATGAGCGCCGGTGGTGGTCACGGAGCCAATAGACACAATCAACACAACGGTGGTTTAAGCGGTGGCGGCAGCGGCGGCGACGTAAACCTGCACCAAGGTTCTGGCGGTGGACACGAACAACGATCAACAGGCATGGGTGGTTCTACATATTTTGGCGGAGCAGGGCCTGCAGGACATCCCAACGGCGGCAATTTTGCACACAATCATCAAGGACATTCTGCTCCGGGCACAGGAGGCACTGCTGGATATTTCTCAGGCCACAGAGGTGCTGACGGCAGACCGGGAATTGTTGTTGTATATGAATATTACTAATAGGTAAAGAAATGCCATTTAATTATCAAACATTAAAAAATTTAACCGGAGCTTCGGTCACTGCTGGTAGTCTAGTAAATGCAAATATCGCTAGCAGGACTATACCTTCCGGAGATATCACAGATCTAGCAGTTACATCAGGCAAGCTGGCCAACAGTTCAGTGAGTTTTGCCACAGGAGTTACAACCGGTACTGCACCTGTAACGCTTGGAGGTACTGGACTAACCTCAGTAGGCGCGGCCAATACCGTGTTGATGACAAATTCATCTAACAACGGATTGGAATACAGAGCCATTGGTTTCAGCGGCATGCAGGTATTCACTGGAAATTCTACATGGAATAGACCCAGTGGTGTGAGATTCATCAGAGTTAAATTAGTTGCAGGTGGTGGTGGTGGTGGCCACGGCGAATCAGGTGGTGCAGGCGGCTACTCCGAAAGAGTTATCGACGTTACTGGTACAGCTAGTGTAGGCGTGACCATCGGCGGTGGCGGAGGCGGTACATATTATGCCAACGCAGGTGGAGACGGAAGTACAACCAGTTTTGGTCCTTTTATGAGCGCCGGTGGTGGTCACGGAGCCAATAGACAAGCACAGCACTGCGGCGGCGTCAGTGGCACTGGATCGGGTGGAAATCTAAACCTACACCAGGGGTCGGGTGGCGATCACCACTATAGTTTTGGTATGGGAGGAGCCACTCACTTTGGCGGCGCAGCTCCTTCAGGACACCCACAAGGCGGCAACTTCACACATAACCATCAAGGTCACGCAGCTCCGGGCACAGGCGGCACAGGCGGTTATTTCCACGGACATCGTGGCTCTGACGGCAGACCTGGCATCGTAGTAGTTGAAGAATATAAATAAAAAGTTAAGGATATCATATGAAAAAAGCGATTGTTACTTATCAGGGATATGTACAAGATATTGTAGATCCCGGTGAAGATTTTGAAATCTATGAAGGGCCAGGAGCCACTATAGCTTGGGTAGACGCACCAGATAATATTCAACGAGAGTGGACACTTGAATGGAGTCCTGGCCAACAGAAAATGATATGGGTAGAAAGAGATGCTGCATATACCGATAGAAAGGTAGCTAGAAAGGTAGCCTATGGACAGATCGAACAACAATTGGATTTGATCTTTCATGATATTAGACAAAATGGCGTTTTGAGCACTGACGGCGATTGGTATAATCACATTGCTACAGTTAAGACCATGATTGAGCGTCCACCTGCTGATCCAGACCCAGCAATATACACTGAGGAATATCTACAAGCACAGGCTGCTACTTCTGAGCCAAGTGAAGAAAAACCATGCAGACCGTCAACAGTTGAGATTCCTGCTTGGACTAGGTATCCAGGTTGGAAGGGATATAATTCGCAATAACATTTATAGACTCAACCAACACACCCTAGAAATTCTAGGGTGTTTTTTTATCTCAATAAATACTGCATGATAAATTATTGGTTCCCAACCGGTATATATCACTCGATATATCCCGAGCATGCTGATTTAAAAAAAGAATTATTGAAAATGTTACCTAGTTCTCTGCCAACCACAGAAGGAGAGCAAGTTGATGGTTGGCCTTTTTGGACCAAACAAAACAAAATAGGAATCATAAATCCGTTGGCAAGCTCTAGTCCGGCAGTAGATATATTTTCTAATTGGGTTGTCGATCAAGTCGCAGAATTTTCAAAACATTATAACAGCACAGCATCCTACAAAATTGAGCAATGTTGGGCCAACATTTATCAAAAAGGTGATTTTCAAGAAACACACATACACCTAGGGTTTGATTTTAGTGCAGTGTATTTTGTTTCAACTCCTCCTGGCAGCGGAAAATTGATATTTGAAAATCCGTTAATACCATTTGATATGCGCCCAATAAAAACCAATAATGAAACAGAACTAAACACCACAGCGGCAGTATATGCTCCAGTAGAAGGACAGCTAGTTATTTTTCGTAGCAATCTACGACACGGAGTTTATCCGCACAATAGTAACGAGCCCAGAATCAGTCTTGCTTTTAATTTAAGAGAATGCGTCTAGCAGTCGTTACCACAATAGCGGATCCGTTACTTTTACATCTATAAATAACTCACACAAGGAATACATAATGAACGTTAAAACAGTTACAATTGTCGGAGGCGGAAGCTCTGGTTGGATGACCGCCGCTGCTTTATCCAAGCTATGCCCCTTCTTAAAAATCACACTCATTGAATCTCAAAAAATAAAAACTGTGGGTGTTGGCGAAAGTACTCTAGGACACATTAATAAGTTTTTACACATGCTAGATTTGAAAGATGAAGATTGGATGGCAGCGTGTAATGCCACATATAAAAATTCCATTCGATTTACTAATTTTAGAGAAGGCAAGGGCGAATCATTTGAGTATCCGTTTGCTCCTGGATTTGATCTCACAGACAAGCCTAATGGTCTAGCTTCTTGGGGCGATCTTGCAGCAGTATTTCCTGACGAATTTGGACCCGAATCCTTTGCAGAGTTTTTCTGCACAGGAAATACCATGTTGGCCAAGTATAATAAACAGTCGAAGAATGAGCAAGGAGCATTGAGAAATTTCAACTTCAAATACGACACTGCATATCACATGGATGCTGCACTATTTGGAAACTACTTGCGAGATAAAATAGCACTACCTAATGGTGTAACACACCTACGAGGTGATGTACACAGTTATAAAAAAGACAAGTCGGGAAATATCGTTCAGATATTAACTGAAACCGGCGAAGAGCTTCAAGCAGATTTATGGATAGACTGTACCGGGTTTAAATCTATTTTGTTAGAAAACTGGATGGGTTCACAGTTTGTGCCATTCAAAGACAGTCTTGCCAACGACATGGCTTGGGCATGTCGTTTACCATACATTGACAGAGAACGCGAAATGCACAATGTCACTGACTGTCATGCATTGGACAACGGTTGGGTGTGGAATATTCCGTTGTGGAATAGAATTGGCACAGGATACGTATTTTCAACAAGATTTGTCACACCAGAAGATGCACAAAAAGAATTCCGCGCTCATCTGGCTGTAAAACACAGTCCCGAAATTGCGGAACAGGCAGAAATGTTTCCAATATCTATTGCACACGGCAAGCGTCGTCGAGCATGGCTAGGAAATGTAGTAGGCATAGGGTTAAGTTACGGATTTGTTGAACCACTGGAATCTACCGGACTGCTTACCACACATGAAAATATTTTAAAGCTGGTAGAGACTCTGACTCGAAGAAATGGATATGTTTCTAGAATCGAAAAAGACGGGTTTAATCTAGCTGTTGACAGAGAAGTTACTACATTTAAAGATTTCGTTGCTATGCACTATGCCTTCAGCATGCGAACAGATACTCCATACTGGCGTTGGTGTACACAAATAAATGAATATGCACCGGACATGATGAATGATTTTATGGCCACTCATGGCGGCTTTGCTAACTTCATAGGAAATGTTACAAGTAATCAAATATATCCTGCCGACATGCAAGGAGCTATGTATATTGCAGCAGGACAAGGTATTAGGCCCGAATCTCTTAAATCGATGGTGTACTACAAAGATTGGACTGGTCTAAAGACTCAAGAATTAAATGTAACACGGCGCAATTACGAACAATACAAAGACTATGTGATCGAATATGTTAAAAATTGCCCATCACACTACGAATTTTTAAAACAAAATATATATGGCGGTGTTGATGAGCATTCTGTGTAAGAAATTATTTGGAAAAATCTGGAAAAAGAAGCCCTGGGTAAGATTTTACTCTATGGAACCAGGAGTCACAACACTATTTCCTATATATCCGTCCAAGCAATTGAATCGAAAGTATCGAAATTGGCCAGAAGAACCAAACGTGATGTCGACTAAATCTTGTCCTGGCATATTAAAACTTACATCAACAGGCTGGATAATTCCAGCACCTGCCGACTTTATAATAAAAGTAGATGATAATGGCATATCTTACGATTGGCGAGAACCTTGGAGATTTAAAACAGGTCCCGAATATCCGCCCGACGTAGCACGTTATGTGTCTGCGGTGCACGGTCCAAATCAAACCATGTGTTTATTAGACGACCCGTCGGAGGTGTTGAGTTGTATTGTAAAAATAGAAACACCATGGAGAGTAGAAGCATCTGACGATATAGTATTTGTTATGATGCCAGTACACTATAACAACGAAGATCGATTCTTTTCAGCCACTGGAATTTTAGACAGTAGGTATGGTTACAATTTAAATATTCAATTATTCTGGAAGAAAACACACGGCGAAACACTGGTAAGAGCAGGAACACCATTGTGTCATATTATTCCAATGAAAAGAGAGTATCTATCAACAAGTGCGTACGACACAGTCATTGATGAAGCTGATGCCACAGATTGGGTCAGAGAAAGGGCATGGGTGTATGCTTCTAACTGTGCCATAATGCAGACCGATTCATTGTCTGCAAGATTAAATAGATTGTCTAAAATTTTAAAAAATTACACAAAAAGGAAATAACTCATGTCACTCAAACAATCATTACTAGATAAAATTACTGCGGTTGAAATCGAACATGCAAGATTTCAAAAAGAATTACAGGATCTAGAGGTAGATTTTGCTAATGTTAAACTGAATCCTTATGGAATTACTGCAATTGATTTTTCTAAAAGACAAGAACTATCTAGCGATGTATTAAAAATGGAAGGCTGCTTGATGGGATTGCAACTAGCAGTTGAACTATGCGATGCATCGACCACCTAATCAACCATCTTACGGCTCGATAAATTTATTTCAACCAGTCCTATGGAAATATCAATATTCGTTTGATTGGAATTTGCTCGAAACTAAAGTAAATTATTTGTTTTCGCAAATAAAAACAAATAGTCTGCTAGAAAAAAATGCTGCATGGTCAACAGTTAGTTGTGACAGAGCTATGCAACCGCATCATTGGCCTGAATTTCAACATTTTATTGATTGGCTTGATATCATTATCCGCGGTATCGCTAAAGATCTAAACTTTCAATTTGCAGATTATAAAATTACTAACTCGTGGATTAACCTTCACAAAGGACTAGGTGAAACCATTGAGCACAATCACAATAATTCTACTTTTGTAGTTTCAGCATATCTAAATTGTCCATCTAATTCGGGAAACATAGTTTTTAAAGATCCTTTAGAATACCATAAATCGGCTTGGCCTATCTTTCCCGAACAACATCTTTATCAAGAAGTTCCTGTAACTACAAATGATGTATTAATTTTCCCTGGATATTTAAAACATTATGTGCAACCTAATTTAAGTTCAGAAGATAGATACGTGATAACATTTAACATACAATGATAAATTTTAAAAGATGTGATCCAGATGCCAATAGTTTTAATCAAACTATAAAATATAAACCGATAAAGGACTGGAAATTTGAATTTGTAGAACTAGACTACAACATAGGTTATTGGATTGTTGACGATCCGTTTCTTGATGATGGGTTTGAATTATTTAAAAATATTATAAATTGTTTCCCTATACAGAAAAGCAACAGTTTAGCTAGCTCAACGCAACCTAATCCATTTGATACTGTGCATGTTCCTGAATGGGTCCACAAAGATCTTTGTCTATTGGTAAGAGATTTTTATCTACAACAAGTTGACACTCCGGTATTTGAACCTCAAGCGCACGAATGGGGAAACGTATATTATAAATCTTCTATTAACCCCATTAGTTGCTGGCGAATTCCCCATATGGATTACGAGCACGGAATGGTAGCCAATTTATGGTTCACTGATCACGAACTGCAAGACAGTTGCACAAAAATTTATAAGTATCATGGAGAGGTAAAAGATTTAATATACGACTTTCAAATTGATCCAACACATAAAATGCACGAAGAATGGCGGGCGATGGCAGAAATCCCTACAAAAAATACAGGATGGTTTAACTCGCCAGATATTGAATTAGCTAGATGGGGGTTTGAATATCTAGGAAGCGTTCCTACTAAAGAAAAGACATTATCAATGTATCAAGCTAACACATGTCATACTCCGTTTATTTCGCCTAATGTCGATTTTAGATGGAGTCATGCATTTGCCTTTTCTCATTTAGTAAGTAATAATTTAAATTTACGGGATTATTTTAGAATATGAGATATGAATTATATTTTCCTACACCAATTTGGTGGGAGGACACTGATGATATTGCAATCGAGCCGATATCAAAGTTATGTTACAGATTACGCGATAATGATCCTATTGGCAGAACCTTGAGTAATCAAGGAGGATGGCAATCACAAGACTTTGATCCATGTGCCTATCCAGAACTATCAGATCTACATAAAAAAATATTAAACCAAGCAGTAAATTGTGTTCGAGATTACGGGTACGACGAAGATGAGTGTATTCTAAGCGTTGGAAACATGTGGGTAAACATCAACGGAGAACATCATACCAACTCTGTACACATTCACGATAACGCATTTGTATCCGGTGTTTTTTATGTAAAGGCCGAACTAGGACAAGGCCCTATTAATTTTTATAAATCACATTCACAAGATTATATTGTAGCATCGCAGGCGCAAATAAAACACTATACACCGATCAGTGCATCAGCTATGTCATTTCAACCAAGGATAGGAAAATTAATCATGTTTCCTGGATATCTGCCACACGGTGTTGAAAGAAATGGAACAACTAGTGATAGAATCTCTATCTCGTTTAATGTAAAACTTATGAGGAAAATAGATGGACTTTATTGGTCAAAAAATTCTAAGTGAAACTGAGTTACTAAAGAATGACAATCCGCATTTCTTTAAGAACTTTATTTCAAATTTTAATTCTATTGCATCGTGGGCTGACATAGAAAGTTGCCTAAATCGTCCCGAAATTTTTAATTTTGAATTAATTGATAAAGATTCAAATATGAAAATAGATATACCTCAAGCCAATAAAACATGGGTATGGGATCATCCAGTTCAAGATAAAGGGTTTCTATTTGACAAAATTAATCGCGGTCACGGACTGGTAATAATGAACTACGCTTCATATAGCGAAACAACCAATAAGTTAGTTCAAACCTTTGAAAAACTGTTTGATGTAAATGCTGCATTACATGTGTATTGTGGGTTAGAAGGTGCTGGATCTTTTCCAATTCATGACGATTATCCTGTGAATTTTATTATACAAATTGAAGGAAAAACTAGATGGAAAGTATTTCATAATAGAATCTCTAACCTTTATCAAATTGGAACATTAAATAATCAACGATACGATAAAACAATCAATGAAAGTGACTTACAAGTAGCAATAGATGTTGAACTTGAGCCCGGGGACGCATTGTATATCCCTTCGAGGTGTTATCATGTAGCTTACCCTACCGCCAAAAGAATAAGTGTTAGTATACCCTGTTGGATAAAATACCCCAGCGATCCACCAAACAAAAGCTCAGATAGAAATTGGTATAGTATAGGAAAACAATGATGCATATAATTCCTCTAACAGTTGTAGATAATTTTTTTGATGATCCCGACGCTGTGCGTGAATTTGCATTATCCCAAGAATTTTTACCAGACCCTACCGGACATTGGCCCGGAACCAGAACGAAATCACTACACCTAATAGACAACGATATTTTTGATATTTTTGCAAGAAAATATTTTTCTTTATTTTTTGCTGTTGAGAAACTAGGTTGGACTGTTGATGCACGATTTCAAAAGATTGGAAAACAATATGGTAAAGGCTGGGCACATAACGATATCGGAGTGATAATTACAGGGATAGTATATCTGAATCCAGCTCCCGCACCAAATAGTGGGACAGTGTTGCTAGACAAAAGATCTCTTCGGTCTAACTCAAGATTAAATGATAAGCAGACAGAAAAAACAAATTTTTATAAAAATTTAGCATCCGAGGATGATGTTGAGTTATCTAGACAGCGTAACAATAATGAATTTAATGACAGCGTGATCATAAATGCAAAATACAATAGAATGGTAACTTTTGATTCACACATCATTCATTCTGCTCAAGACTATCACGGAGAAAATGATCAAGAAAGGCTTACTTTAGTTTTTTTTGTAAATGATGTAAGCACAGCCAATACACCAATTTATCGTAGTCGCTGTCACATACTATAATAAGTAAGTTTGTAATTTAGGACAAATCATGTTTAAACCTTTAGAAATAGAAAATGTTGTAGATCAGAAGTATCAAAATGAAATCTATAATCTAGTTACAGATATAGAATTTCCTTGGCACTTTATGGAAGATACGACCACGGAAAAAGCCAACGAAAAAACATCATCTACTCCTGCATTTGGAAATTTAATCTATCATCCTGGGAACTCACAGAATCCTTATTCTGATTTCTTCAAACCACTAGTCAATGCCATAGTAGATCAAGCAAACATGGAATTGACTATGGTTCATAGAATAAGATTAGGTTTTCTACTTAATACAAAATATTCATTGGTAGGAAGTCCGTATCAGCATAACGCAGTTCACAGAGATCTAGAGACACCGCATTGGACCGCGGTATATTATCTAAATGATTGTGACGGCTCAACTGTGATTTTTAGAGAAACTGAAAAAGCCGAAAAGTATTATCCACTACATAAAGCAGAACCTAAAAAAGGAAAAGCGGTGGTGTTTGACGGCGCACATTATCATGCAAGCACCTGTCCAAAAGTTTTCAACAAAAGAATAGTATGTACAATAAATTTTTCAGCTGAATTAAAATGAAAGAAATTATAGAAAAATATCTACAAGAAGAAGTTAACAGTCGCACGATGATCAACCGGCTCGACTTAAAAAATAGACATCTGCATCCGTATTTTCCAACCGTGGTGTTGGATAATTTTTACGAGTCTCCAGATCTAGTAAGGGCATGGGCACTACAACAAGAATTTTTTAAAGGCGAACGAGGAACTTGGCCTGGGTTGCGAACTGAGCTATTGCATAATTCCAATACAGAATTATACAATTTGGTGATTAGAAAAATCTTTCAAGTAGTAAAAGACTACGGAATTCAAGAAATATATGATATGCAAACCGGGTTTCAGCTCATTGACGAAACCTGGGGTACCGGCTGGGTTCACGATGACGACCCAAAATTAAATATTGCAGGTCTAGTTTATCTGTCTCCAAATGCACCAACAACATCAGGCACTACACTTTATTCAGATAGCACAGACTTCAACGGTGAAAAGTACACTGAGATTTTCATGGAAGATGTATTTTCTGCAGAAGAAGACAGAAGTAAATTTGCCAAATATCGACTAGAGCAACGATCGCATTTTACTCCTACTATACGAATAGGAAATGTATATAATAGATGTATTATTTTTGATACTAGAAATTGGCACAGCGCAGATAATTTTTTTGGTAAGACTAAAGAAGACACTAGATTAACAAATGTATTCTTTTTTAAGGTAAGATAATTGTGATAGCTAATACAAAACAACATTTTAAAATTATTGATAATTTTTTAGAATTACCTGGGATGTGGAGAATTTTTGCATTACAACAGGAATATCTAAAAGATTATTCAGAGTATCCCGGAAGAAAAACCAAGACTTTAAATGAATTAAATGATGGCATGTTTCATTCGTTAGCAAAAAAAATTATTCCGCATGTAAACGGAAAGAAAGATTTTCAAAGATTAAAAATACAATTTGCTTATACTAACTTAAATGAATTCTCAAATGCTTCACATCAGGACGAGCCTTTTTACAATGTAGCAGGGTTAATTTATTTAAATGAAAATGCTCCAGCAAATACAGGCACTGTATTTTTTAATAACGCAGTTAGTGGTGAACTAGTAGAAACAATAACGGTAGAAAACGCCTATAATAGAATGATCATTTTTGACCCAGCTCATTGGCATGCTATTGTAGGTACCTTCGGCGACGATTTAGAAAGCAGCAGACTTACAATAACTTTTTTCGGAACAGCGGTATGAACGACAATATATATGAAATTGAAAATATAATTCCTATAGATTATCAAAATCACATCGAAAAAATCATGTTGGGATCAAATTTTCCCTGGTATTATAATCCATCTTTGGTTAGTCCTGATCAAGAATTTTCACAGCGAGCAGATAATCATCAGGGATTCAATCATCTTTTTCTTGAAGCAGGAAAAATCTCACCACATTTTGAATCTCTGTACCCGTTGGTGCTGAGTATCACGAGCCAACCATGCATCGTTTCTAACAACCTTGTGCGTATGCGAGCTAATCTTACTCTTAATAGTGCAGGATCCTCGTTAAAACATCATCTTCCGCATATCGATAGTTTTTTCCCGCACTATGTTGCTATCTATTATGTAAATGATAGTGACGGCGACACGATTATTTTTAATGAAACTAATGATAGTTACGACTCAGGTGATGCAGACATTAACAAAATTAAAACAGGCCCTTTTACCATCAAGCGTAGAGTGACTCCAAAAAAAGGAAAAGTTTTAATATTTGAAGGAAAATATTATCACACATCATCGTGGCCTATAGTAAACAAGTGTAGGAGTGTTATAAACATAAATCTAGAAAACGTTGTGCTCTAATAACTATGAACGATTACATTATACACCAATCAGATTATATTAAAAATAATATTCAAGATATTATTATACATACACACGAAGCTCATAAAACATTTGAAAAAATGTTTCCTGACACCGATTCAACATGGTCGTATGATAGATATAATATTTTTAGTCTAGCTGGGCCGTCTGGCGTTTTTTATAACATGTTTAAAGAACTACGTAGCGTAATAACACAGCAGTTGGGTACAGATACAGAATTGTGGATGCAATGCTGGGTGAATTATATGACCTACGAAGAATTAGATCGTCTGGATTGGCATGGACATGCATTTGACTATCATGGTTATATATCTATCGATCCAAAAAATACCTACACCGATTTCAAAGAGTATGCAATAGAAAACAAAGCAGGCCAAATATATTTTGGACCGGGCTATCGATCACACAAAGTCGTGGCCCACGAGGTGTATGAAGGAACGCGGATTACTCTAGGGTTTGATGTAGTTTCGACTAATAATACTGGCTTTGTTAAAAATATACACCTTCCCTGGAACAACTTATCATTCATTCCTTTATAATGCAACAAGACTTTGAACTTTTAACTAATGTAGTTCCTGCTGAGATATGTAGATTATGCGCAATACAATATGAAATGCAGGAATCGTGTTGTTCTGTGATATATCCAAATACATCGATGGCTGACGGATCTCCGAATTCATTCGCAAGATATGCTCCACTATGTTTTGAAGCACTGTCTGTTTATCTATTACCTGTGATAGAAAAAATTGTAGGAGAAGAATTATATCCTGTATATTCCTATGCAAGAATTTATTACACTGGTAGTAGATTAGATCCACACTTCGATCGATCCAGCAGCGAAATAAGCATAAGTGTGTGTATAGAAAAAGATCAAGAAGACTGGCCGTTGTTTATTAAATCAGAACAAGGTGTAACTCACGAAATAAATCTCAATCAAGGAGATATCGTAATTTACAAAGGCAACGCTCAAGAACACTGGCGCAACGAATTTACCGGAAAAAAACAAATACAGTGTTTTTTACAGTATGTAAAAGTTGCAGGAAATTTATCTTGGTTAAAGTGGGATACAAGGCCGAGTCTAGGTTTACCGTATGACTATGTCGGCCCTGAAGTGAGAGCAGAAGTAGCTAAAGTTATGGCTGCTGACAAGCAAGCTGGAAAAATTTAATCAGATTCTTTGACTAAACTTGGGCCTGCAACAGTTCTTCCGTTTCCGTAAGTTTGTTCAAAATATGCTTGAGCTTCTTTGATGTTTGCTGCTTGACATGTTTCTCTTACGATTTTGAGAGAAGTCAAAGACTCTCGTAAAAAAATCTCATATGTTTTTAGATTATCCGACATTTAATACTCCTTGTGATTATTTAACAGAGTTCATCCATTCATCAAGTGTATAAAATGGATCAACTAATTGTTTATAGTATGCTCTACTCTTATTTATGATGTCTATTCCGGAAGTTTCTTGAGAACGAGCAGCCATCTGTTGCTGTAGCACGGAGTGATCAAAACACTCTAAACCCTGTATTACCGTTAACCAAGCAGCTTCAGAATAACCCAAGCATTGGGGTTCGATACCGTCTCGATAATAAAATTCTTCCCAAGCTCGAAGCTTGTCTTTTAAAGAATCCGGAATAGTGTTTGGATCCTTTAATTTCTTCCAATATTCGCTGTCGTTTCTTTTTCCTCTATAATGCAAAGCTAAAAAATCTTTAATATCGTTGTAAATCACATACATTCTATGATTAAATCTTTCAGTTTGCTGCGACTGTTCTTTTGTTGATTTATCCGGCTGCCAGTGATCCGATAATGCATACATGGCTTCTATTATAACTGCAACTCCGTTGGCTTCTAGCGGTTCAAGAAATCCAGAACTTAACCCAACTGCAACTACATTATTTTTCCAATGTAATCTAGATATGCTCGGTGTATAGGTAAAGTTTGCCACCGGTTCTATTTTTTTATTAAATCTAGTTGTTGCTTCGTCGATGGCTTGATCTAATGTAGTGCAGTCCGGATCAAATATATAGCCATTGCCCGATCTATGTCTGAGATTGATATTCCAAGACCATCCGTACTGCATGGCAATGGCATTAGTAGTCAGCGACGGAGTTGGATCAGGATGCCACCAAGCCACTACACTTCTTGCAGGAAAATTTTCACTGAGATCGATTTGCTCAACTTTTAATAATTTACTGATAAGCAATCTAGAAAATCCAGAGCAATCAAAGAACCAATCTCCTTCAATTTTCCTGCCGTCTTTTAAAATAATTTTGGTTATGTTGCCGTCGATATCACGTTCACCGTCTACGTATTCACCTAGAACTACTTCTAAATTTCGCTTTAATCCAATGTCTTTGAACCACAATGCTGCGGCACGACTGTCAAAATGCCACATAGGAACGCAAGGTAGTTGAGTATAGCTACCAAAGGGAACTTTATTTTGTCTTATAAATTCTCCGGAATGAAACATATGATGCAATGGAACATTATTGGCTACTACTGTTTTTAGATATCCGCTACGTATTTTTTCAGCAAACACTTTATTCAACGCAATATCAAGAGTCGGAGAGTTGTCTAAGAATTTGTTCCAATTATCCAGCCACGGCGAATGATCAGTTTGCATAACATGAAGAAACTCTGTGCCAACACCGTTCCAGTCAGTGAATCGTCCGCCTAGCTTGGGAGTGGCATTTGTGGCCTTCACAAACTCATCTTTGTTTATGTTTAATCTGTTTAAAAAATCAGTGAATAGTGTATTGCCACTTTCCCCTGCTATGATTGGAGGTTTATTAGGATCTTCAATTATCGTAATAGCAAGTTCGGGCCAGCAGCGTTGGATATACAATGCTGTCATCCAACCTGCACTTCCTCCACCTAGTATAACTATTTTTTTCATAACGTCCTATTAAAATTTATATTGTATCACCGGCACACGTTTTTTCAATATTTCAAGACATTCGCGATGAGGTATGGATTGTGTTAAGTCTGCATTTAAAATCAACATTTTTTCAATGTCGTTGTCATATTTTTCTCTACAATGACTGTTGTATACATCTAAAGAATGTGTATGATCAATCTGTCGCAGTCCGTGCATTACCTGTATAAAGTTTAGAGTCTTAAACAGCAACAATGGTTCTCTAAAAAAATTATTGTCTACATTATTTTTTTTAAAGTAATCTAAATTTTCTTGATTGAAATCTGTAATTTTTAAAGATTGTTTACACCAGCGCCAGAACTCAGTGTCATTGCGTTGTGTAAAATAGTGCAGTTGTATAAAATCAACAATGTTATTGGCAACCTGAGTCATTAGTTTATTATATTGTCTAGCAGTAGACTCCTCGCCTTTTGTGTAGTGTTTTATCGTGGCTATTAAATTAGCGCACTGCTGTATTGTTGTACCTATGCTACTGGCTTCTAGCGGTTCTACAAATATACTGCTGAGACCAATTACTGCACAATTTTTAGTCCAAAACTTATCAACGTGTCCTGCTGAAAATTTAAACTTTTTTCCTATAGAAATATCACTAATTGATAAATGTTTTTCGTAGTGTTCTTTGATTTCTAAAACCGCTGCATCATCGTTGATAAAACGATCGCAGTAGACATAGCCATTGCCAAATCTATCCTGAGTGGGGATACGCCAACTCCATCCACTGCTCAGTGCTGTTGCTTCTGTATATGATGGAATGTCCTCTTGGTACGGAGTTTGAAATGCTATAGCACTGTTCATAGGTAGGAACTCGCTCTTGTCGATCCAGTTTAATCCTAGCTTATCCCCAATGACTCTTTTGAATCCAGAGCAATCAATGTAAAAATCATAGGCATGAATCTGATCTGTAGAGTCAACAAGACTTTCAACATGTCCACTTTCGTCTAGCTTTACTTCTTTTATTGTGGTATCAATTACTGTGATGTTTCGTTCAGCGCATTTATTATGCAGAAATGTATTCAACTTTGCAGTATCAAAATGAAACTGATTTATGTTTTCGTGCAAGGGCTCGTAGTGTCTTGATTTTTGACTGCCGTTGCCTAGTGTGTGTATTGGATCCCATTTTTCGCCAATCATTCTATACCATGTATAGGGTATATCGCTTTTTGGATCAACTCCTGCAAAGTCTTCTAATAGACTGTGGAAATAATGAGAACCATCTCCGTGCCAATTGGTAAACTTTATTCCAATTTTAAATGTAGCGCCTGTTTGTTCAAACAGTTCATGAAGAGGAATTTCACAGTACTCTACAAAAAATCTCCAATGCTCGGTGGTACCTTCACCAACTCCAACGATACCGATGTTTGATGATTCAATCATGGTAATTTTAAAGTTGGGATATGCTTTGCGAATCATCAACGCAGCAATGAGTCCGCTGGTACCGCCACCTAGAATACATACTGAGTTTATCATTTATATTGTTGTTTAATAAGTTCTATAGTTTTTTCGTGAGAAAGAAATTCCCAATTTTTTTCTGACGGTACTCTACTTAGCTCGTTTTCTGTGACCGTTTGCCAGACCTGAAAATTGCCTAAATATTTTTCTTTTATTTTTGGAATATTAAACATGCCTAGCCCGTGCATGACCTGGATCCAATCTAACTCATCGAATAATTCGTAATTGTTTTCATGAAAGAAATTCCAACTCACAAAGTTATCTTTAAAATAGTCAATGGTTTCGCGATTGAAATCAGTTAGTATCATATCATTTTTGCACCAGCGCCAGAACTCTGTGTCTGTTCGCTGACCGAGATAATGCAGTTGTACAAAATCTAAAATATTCTCGGATACACGATCAAACGTTTTATTATACTTTCTTTCTATGAACTGATCCTCTTTCGACCAACATACTAGAGAACTAGCTAGACATTTTATCTGTTCTATAGTGGCTCCTATGCTGCTGGCTTCTAAGGGTTCGATAAAACTTCCAGACAATCCAACCGCTACACAATTTTTAATCCAAAATTTATCTACTTTACCCGGAGTAAAATCAATTACTTTTGCTATTTTAATTTTATCTTTATACTCTTTCTGCAATTCCTCAAGTACAGTATCAACATCGGCAAAGTTATTGTTAAAAACATATCCATTGCCAAATCTATCCTGAGTAGGGGTTTGCCAACTCCAACCGTGCTGTCTAGCAGTGGCTGTGGTAAACGTGCTTATCTTTCCATCCAATGGAGAAGGGAATGCTATTGCTGAATTGGTAGGTAAATGTTTCTGATATGATACCCATTTACTACCTAGCTGCTTGTGTATGACTCTTTCAAATCCTGTTGTATCGATGTAAAATTCAAATTGATGACGATGTGCTTCGCCTACAAGAGTATCTACATTTCCCGATTTGTCTAATTCAACTCTAACAACAGTATCTTCTATAATTTTTATGTTGCGATCAATACATAATTTTTCTAAAAAAGAATTTAGTTTAAATGTATCAAAATGAAATTGTCCTACTCCTGATCCTAACGGTCCGGCAATCTTTCCTTCCAACGCTAAATCAAACACAAGTGTTTCTGGATCTACGTTGTTTGCTACAAAATTCATAAGAGTAAACGGCAAGCCAGTGTAGCTATCTTGAGAAACAAACCACTCAGGTAAGCTATGATAAAACGTATCATTGCCATTTTTCCAGTTTACAAATTTTATTCCGTGTTTGAATGTTGCACCGGCATTTGCAATTATGTCATTTACAGATATACCGGTGAGTTTTGAAAAATCCTCCCAGTGTTCGTTTGATCCCTCGCCTACACCGATAGCCCCAATTTTGTTAGACTTAATCACAGTGACCGGCAAATCAGTAAAACATGCTCTAAGCATCAAAGCTGATATCAAGCCTGCGTTTCCTGCTCCTAGTACTCCCAACGATTTAATCATTCTACACCTAAAATTATAGCTGCATCCGAATCTGCACTTGAATTGATTTTTCCGGTAGGCAAAACATTAAAACTAATAATATGTCTATCAAAGTTTTCTACGTGGGGCGGTGAATGATGAAACACGTAACTAGGAAAAATAATTAAACTTCCTGGAACAGCCATGGTTCTTTCAAACGGCGAATAATCCTTTCTCAAAACTTCTAACTGTGTCATAGATCTCTGTGTGACTGGA